CCCCTAATCATTGGCGTTAAAGGCCCTTCTATCGGCAAATCCAGGGAAGTTTCATCACTATACCGCCATTGGATATAATAGCCATTTTCATCAAATTCCAATACCCGATAATCATTGTAAACCGTTTCTTGAAAGCGATCTGTTGGAGATTGTACTGTTCTTAATTCATGCAATACTATAAGAATTAACTGCTGTTTTCCGTCTTTTATTCCGTACTTCCAATTAATCACATCCTCCGCTTTATACCATTTCAGGAAACCTTTTAATCCTTTTGCTTCCGCTTCCGCCAGGGAATCCGCCTCAGTACGTTTTGCATAATCTACGAGTATCCCTCCCCAATTTGTCTGCATGGCGTCCCAGATTACATCACTTGAAAATTGATCAAGGGATGTCCCTAAAAGGTCTACATCCTCTATCAATTCTTTTACGATATCAGGAGCGTCTTCTGTTTGCGTAGAGGGCTTAGAAAAAACATCACCATGCAACCCATCGGCGGCTCTATTCGTAGCACCAAAAAAATGCACCTTTTGAATATATCTTGCATAATCCTCATCGGATTGACCGGCCAATTTAGGAAGGTATTTTATACCATGCCGCTTTATTCTATGCTCCCCCGCAATACAGTCCCTTACGATTTCCCATAAGGGCCTATTTTCCGTATATAAACTATGCTGGTTTGTAACTCCCATTTCTCACTCCTCAAATAATAGTTACGGTTACTTGCGCTATTGCAAGATGCGGTGTTGGATTGATATTTTTATCATTATCAATCGAATTATTAGGCTTAGTCATTAGCCTAGCCATTTCTATTTCCGCTTCTTCCTTCGTTGCAAATGATAACATACCGCTAGTTGTAGGCCTGAAAAAAGCGCCGTTCCATATTCCCAATTTATCTAAAGGGTATGCAACAATAGCGTATTCAAGTATTTGCATTATTTACGCCTCCCCCTTAGTAAAAGAATTAAAGCGATTATCAAAATAGGAAAAAGATATTTAAACATTTTTTATATCCTCCCCGCTATTTTGTACGAAAATAAAATGTTGCCGATTTTCTACACAAGTTTCACTCTCTCTAGGGCAATTAGTAGGAATCGTATTGAAAAAAGCGCAACCGATACAGGGATGTGCCCTGTCAAAATTAAAAGGTATTATCCGTCTAAAACCTTCCATGTCTATCCTCCTCATTTTGAATAATGATCACTACAATCATTAAAACCATTGCCAATATCATTAGCCATTGCATTAAACCGCCCTCCCCTCATTATCTATTTTATCCCGCTTTTCCCCTTCCCCTATACCGTGCGCATGATATTCCCTTTTAATAGAATATGCAACCGGTTTAACAAATAATTTTGGAAAAAGAATAGCAAGGCAAAACATTAACCTTACTTTTAAGGGAGATCGCATGATCTCTAATAACTGATCCCTTGCAACCCCCAGGGCTTCTTTCCTAGCCCCCTTTTTTGCGGCATTTCTTATACGCTTTAATTTACCTTGCCCCATTGTTCCCCTCTAAACTAGGGTATCTTTCAAGNNTCGGCGATATTCCCTCTCTATTCAGGCAAGAATGAGAAATCAATCGTTGCTTGTAATCCAAAAGATCGAGTTCTGCTTCCGATCTGCTCCGATACCTGATAGCAAGGCCGATCTCTTTTGAAAAAACAAAGCCCTCCGGTACATTCCATCTTGCATAATAACCCGCCTTGTTGGAATAGATAAAAATCCCATTAGGATTTGTATTCTCCGGTATCGTCTCCGCTATTGCTTCAATCTTTGCCATGATCAACTCCCTCTCTATATTATAGATTATTATCAATATAAAAGCAAATTAATCTTTTTGCAAGGCTTTTTAGATAAATTATAAAAATAAAAAGAATACATGAATAATTGACATTTATTCATTTATTCTTCATTTTATTATATAATTTTTCCTGATAAACAAGCAAACACACAAACACAAAAAGCAATGCTACAATTATCATTTTTCACTCCCCCCCCTTTTTCTATCTAAAAAGCAACAACGCTTTTCCCTCTTGCAAAAGAATAAACAATATTTCCTATTCAATACCCAGGATAATTTTTGAATTATCCAACAAAGATTTTCCCTTAATGGATATTCATGCCATTTTGCTTTTCTAGCGTTCATTCCTTCCCCTATATTCCTACGGTATCTACCAGGGTAACGCCGCCGCTCTTACAGCATAATGCGTAACCCGCCGACATATTATCAATCATATCATCATGCGCTCCCCCAGGGAAGGAGGCAACTTCCGCTTTCCAGGGCTCCAGATAAGGGCCATCTAAAATATGCACGTTCCCCGCTTCAAATATAGGCTCTAAGGGTGTTGCCCGTACCATTTTATCACCCTTCACTTTAGCGGCATGAATAATACACTTTCCCGCCAATATCCTTTGTAATGCAATAAAGGCGTCTTTGCTATCAATAGTATCTTCTATTCCTACTTTAACACTAGGGCCATCTGTCTCCGCTGTATATCTAATTACCCTATCCCTTTCAGGGGCTTCCGCCCTCATGCGTACAATATTCTTAATCCATAATTCCCAGACATTAAATTCCCCAGGCTTTTTCCTGAAAGATAAAAGTGTACCGCTTGTATAATCAGGATTATCCGAATTACGCTGTTTAATGGTATGTGCCAAATCCCAAACCCGCCAATATAAAAGATTGGGTGGAAACTCTGTTGCCGATTTATGCACCCTAATATTATCTATCTTGAATAAGTTCCCTCCCCTAATTATTGGATCGCATTGCAAAAGAGAAGCCGTACCATATTCCCCCAGGGAGGCCCTCTGTCCCTCATACCAATCTTTGCTAAACCGCTCCGGGAATAAAACACCCTCTTTATAAGTATCTGAAAAGGCGGGGAAAACATTTAACTTAAATTTTGGAAACTTTTCATTCTCTTTCATTTCCTTAATTATCCTACCGATAACATCATCTTCATGCCAACGCGTAGCCGTGATGATCGTAATACTTACCGGCGCTCTTCTTGTAAGGAAGTCATCTTTTACCGCTTGCCACTTACTATCTCTCGTTGTAGGGCTCTCCGCATCTTGCCTATTACGAATATAATCATCTACAATCCCCAGCGTATAGCCTTGCCCTGCCATACTACCGCCTAAACCGGTAGCAAAACACTCCCCCTGATGTCCCGCTATTTTCCAATGCCCTGCGGCGGACTCTAAAGGATTAATCTGAATATTAGGGAATAATTCCTGATACTTCCTATTAAGAATTAAATCCCTTGCCTCTTTGCTAAATCCTACTGTTAATTCCGCTGTATGGCCGGCCAATAATACTTTCCCATCAGGGAATAATCCTAAAAAATGCGGCGGTAATTTCCTAGATACAATTTCTGAATTATGGGTCAATATATTATCTTTTCCAGTTAAATAATAACTATCCTTTACTTGTATGCAATTTACCATATTCTTTTTTACCGATTTAATATCATCTATATACAAATTTGTAGGGGCTTTTAGATATAATAATCTTTTCCCTATATCATTTGATCTGTCATTCGGTATTCCTGTACCTAATAAAGGGGCATTTGCAATCTCTATATTCTGCGCTTCCATTATTTCTATATCAGTTTTATTGATTATTCTACCTGAATTTCTAAATGGAATTGTACGCTTTTTTCTCTCCCAGGAATAATAGCGTACAGGCCATTCATGCTCTTTAGCGCAAATAATCGGCTTTATATCCTTATTTGTAAAAGATATTTCCAGGCAATCCGCCTCATAAGGTTGTGTAAGTNNCCGCCTCTACCATTTTCCACTTTCCATCATTCCCTATTACATAATCACCTGGTTTTAATAATCCATGAAGAGTGTAAGTCCCTATTGTAGGATCATCTTCAAAATCCACTTCGTAATCATTTTTAGGGCAAAAATAGATAGGTGTATCTATTTGTAATGCTTTTCCATGCCGAAAAGGTACAGAAATAATATTAAAAGAAGATATTCCGTTTTTGTAATCTTCAATAGCATTATCAATTATTTCGCAAATTTTTCTTGTATGAAATCCTACCTGAAAAGGCTCACTAGGATTATTCCATACATAAGCCATGAAGGGTAAATGTTTGTCTATTGACAATAAGCGCATTTTCTCTTCTAAAAGATTGATTTTCTCTTCAATAGGAATTGTTGTTTTCTTCTTTTTCATACAACCGCATGAATGTTTATAGGGAAAATTAGATTCAGGGAATTCTACTTCATTGCCGCAATCACATTTACACTTCAATATTAGCCTATAAAAATCTTTTCTCCCCTCTATATTGGATTTTCTCTTCTTTGCATACGCATCATAGCAAACTAATCTGCCATTACGCCTTCCTATCCAATGCGATTTAGACATTAACAACCTCGTATTGTACTTGTTCTACCGGGGAAACCAGTTGCAACTTATCTTCAATCTCTTTCAGACGTTGCGCCCTATCTTCCTTTGTAGGGTGGAAATTCAAATCTGCCCCTAACTGAATTATCTGCTGTCTTGCCACTTTCCCGTAAATGCGGTCTAAAAGAATATCCAGGGTCTTCATTGTATCATGGCCCCTCTCACAATCATCAATAAATGCCCTAATAAAAACGTAAACAAATAAAGGAATATCATCGTCCTGATGCTTTAACATNNGTGCTTCAATTCAGGAAGGGAACGCCCCATTATTACGTTTTGACACATTATTCTAAAGTCATTTAATGGTACATCATACTTGCTTTCAAATGCCCTTAGCCAGGATCGCGGCCTGCCAGGGGAAATTAATGACTTTTTTACAATGGGAGAGAATTTTCTCGCATGTTCTATCGCTTTTACCCTTCGTTGATAAAGTTCTTGATCCCTTTTCGATTTTGCCCTGTAATAAGCCCCCGGATTTTTCAAAATCGCTATTTTCTCGCCCCAATGTAATAATTTTACCTTCGATCCCGGTATTCCTAGTTTAATCAGCTCTTCATTAATCTGATGTGCGGATAATGCCCTGTATTTTCTAGGAAGAATTGATTGAATTACATCTTTTTTAGGCTTGCCCCTATCTAAACCGCCGCTTGCCCTCCGTAATAAATCCTCATTGCGCCAAATTCTCGCCTTAGACATCAATCGCCTTTGCCTCTTCTTAGCCTGTTCAATGCCAGCGTCTATCTTATGTAAATTTAATTCCTGCCGGTAAAGCCCTTTTCCCAATATCCTCGCAATAGCGATCTCTTCCCCCTCAAAATCACCCAAAACATCGGCCTGTAATGCGATTTCATCTTGAATATAATCGTAATATTTTAAGTCAATTTCCAGTTGTTGCGGCTTTTTTGCTTTTATTGCTATAATCCGCTTTTCTAATTTTATTTTATTCATATCTTTATTATAGCAAAAAAGAATAATTTTATTTAATCGGTTTTTAACTGTTAATTTCTTCCAAAAAATCCTGTCTAATGCCCTTAGCAATTATTTTTGAAAGCCGATTTATCCTATCATCATACTTTTTACCCGTTGTTTCCTTGAAAGCATTGACCATCAAATGCCATAATTCCAAAAGATCGGTAACTTCCCCTTCATTCATTCCTGATTCCCCCTATGCTTTATTTCGATTAATGGCATTTGCGATTTTTGGTATCCAATAGAAGGGGCCTTGCAATGCCCCGCTATATTCTTGCATAAATTAAGATTATGAAAACAATAAAGCCAATTAAGGCTCTCCCCCCTTAAACCGGAAAAAGCGCACCGGCGGCACCTTCCCCGGTTTAAGGGATTAGGCAATTTTGACCCCAGGAAAAGCGTAACATTTCTGCTTTTCATCATAATGCACATTGATAGTAAGCGGCTCCCAAATGTCCTTCCCTACCAGCATTGGCGTGCTTGTAAGAGTATCAGTTACCAAATGGCACTCCTCCCCCATGAAAAAAATATGCTCCGCACCATTACCATCAATGACAGTAGTTGCGCCCTGCGGCAATGTCCAGGCCTCAATCATTTCATTAGGAAGCGTCTTAAAATGCTCCTCCAGATTTTGCCTGATTGGTGTTATAAGGGGAATATAAAACTTATTCCCCACCGCGTTTTCCTGCCTGAATAATTCAAGCGTTTTCAACTTCATTTTTTACCCTCTCCCCCTATTATAGATTTCCGTCACGATTTTTTGTATCAAAAAAAGGGAAAACCAAAAAATGCTTTCCCCTTATTCATACAATAAATCCGCTTAGCCTTTTATAGCCAATGATCTGCGCCTCGCACTTCCAAGCCTCGCACCCTGATTCATCAAAAACCTTGCCTCTCGCTTTGCGGCGCCTTCATTTTCATCAGTTGAAATAGCCATCCACTTTTCAACTGCGGAAGCGGGCTTCATATCGCCAGAAAAAACCGCGGCCAAAATTGCCTCTTGCATGTCCAATTCCCGATTCGAAACTGTATAACTCATTCTTTTACCCTCTCTCAAAAAATTATCCTTCCATAAGGAA